GTAGACCAATTTATCTGTCCAGTATCACTAGTTTTGACAAGACCAGCAGCGACAATAGCAGAAGCTATAGCTGAGCCCCAAGCCCGAAAACTAGCATCAGTACCAATGCTTTGTCCAACTGAGACAACTTGAACCCCCATGCTAAATCTCCACCATGTAGACAAGCGTGAGTGTTATAGGATTTGCAGCACCTGACATATTCATAATACTAACCTGAAAGCTGTTGCTAGGAGTAGACTCCATAGAAGCACCACAGACCTCAGGAGAGAACGTACAATTAAGAATGGTTGGATCTGTTACAAACTCCATGATAAGACCAGTATTATCAGCCGGATCAGTTCCTATAGGCCGTCCAGCATCAGGTGCTTGTTTTGCTACTCTATCATACAATCTGATCCTTGCTGGCTGGTCAGTCTGGATAGAAAGTAAAGTAAACTCTTTTGAAAGAGTGATAGCAGTGTAAACCTCATTCAATACTGGAATCGACGGTGTGGTAAGTGTAGCAATAGCTCTTGTTGGAGTACTAGGAGGAATGACAATTCCTGCAATAGCAGCGTCCAACTCAGCTTGAGTAGCCATATCCTGAGCGAAAGTAGGGTTAGGATAAGTCCCTGCCAACACTCCCCCTGCGGGTCCATTTGGAGGTCCTGGTGTTGTTGGGATTGTAGCTGCAATAGAATCAAGTTCTGCTTGTGTTGCCATATCTACAGCAAACGACGGATTTGGATAGGTCCCTGCGAGCACACCACCTGCTGGACCATTCGGAGGACTAGGCGTTGTAGCAATCGTACCAGCAACAATGTTCAACTCAGATTGTGTCGCCATATCCTGAGCGAAACCAGGATTAGGATACGTACCAGAGAGCACACCACCAGCAGGGCCTGTAGGAGCGCCACCGCCACCGCCACCATCAATAGGAATATCATTTATAGCCTTACTAAGTTGTGCAAGGTATTCGGTAATGTCATCAAAGTTTCGTTGAATGACAAATCGAGTAGCTTGAGGGTCCTCGAGGACAGGTGGGACTGGTCTGAACTCAGGATCAGCAAATCCAAACGTAAAGCTACTCATGCCCCAGCCAACCTTTGATTAATCTTCACATGACGTAATGATACAGAATAAACGATAACTTTCTCTACATCGTTCTGATTAACCAATCCAAACTGCCATGCTCTAAACATGCCAGGCCCTCGAATAGAACGATAATCACGGTAACCCGAAGTAATCGGAACAGGTCCAGTTGTTGTTTGAGCGATTGGAGAACCAGTAAAGGTGAATTGACTCCAAGTTGTAGAGTTAGCTGTTTTGATATTAGCTTCTACCATCCCCCATTTTGCACGCTTTACTGAGACAGGATCCTCGAACACATAATCTTTCGTAGTAAACGTGGCTACAAACGTCTGTGGACCAACTCGAGTTATACCAGTACTCGAATCAATAGATGTAGCAGTATCTGCATAATTCTGTACATCTACAGGGCTTCCCCAACGCCAAATGTTGAGCCCTGGAATACGTGCATCACCAATATATAACCCTCGATGTTTGTAACCAGTTATGTACGGATTGTCAACCTCGATCATATTATGAGGATGGAACCCCCCTGCCCAAAATGGGGCAATCTCATAACGAGACCAACCACCAGTCTTGACATCCAGAATCCACAGCCGATCTCGAGATGCCACAATACCAGCAGGGTCTGTTACCAAGTGTAACAAGTATTTACCATTCCAAAGCCCAGCCGAATCCCGATTCGTCAACTGTAGAGTAGCTACACCACCCGAGGGGAAGTGTCCCTGAAACGCACTTGGATAAATAGCCTGTGACACATCCTCAAAGGTAACTCCGTCTGTCTTATAAAGAGCAAACTCCCCCAAAAAATAAATCGAGCCTTCAACTTCACGAACAGTAAACTGCGAAACACATCCAACGGAACGTGAAATAACCCTTAACACCCACGTTGTAACGTCAGGTGAAGGGATAGACAATCTCCACATAGAGTGAGTTTTCCAAATGAAGAACTGATCTTGTAACACAAATAGAGTAGTACAGATATCACCATCACCACCCTGGACATCAATATGTCCAGAGCTTTCACTTTCACCCCAATACCCTGAAGAGAAGGGGAAAGGTTCAGATTCAACCGCAGGATCACCTACCTGCTTCGAGTACATAACCCAACTATCTGTATTCCCTAAAATAGGATCACCAACATAATCTACAGTAAACATGCGATCTTTATAAACCGTGCACATTGAGGCTGCGGGCGAACCTGCAATATCACGAAGGGAGGTACCATCCCAATACCTCATGACATCATTAGGACAACACAAATAAAACAGATCGTGATACTGCACGCCAGTTTGAATGTTACCGGCATGAGCACCACCAACTTCGTTAATGTACTCAATATGCCAGGTAGCAGCCCCATCATCTGACCAGTAAAAATCAACCCCATTACAAGCTAGAATATGAGAATAGTTCTTCGTATGAAAATGTCCAACTAACACAAGAACGTTGTTAGCCTGCATTCCTTGCTGATTGGCGTCTGTCTCTGTAACAAGATTAAAGGCAGATCGCTTCACAAGCTCACCCGAAGGTGTCACGTCAAAATTAATAAGTTCAGTCAGAGTGTTATCCGGTATATTAGCCGGATCATCACGCAGGTCAAGGCCGACAAACTGATCAATTCTATACGTTTGCTCTACAGGGACCTGGGCGGCTACCATGTATCGTACCCCGAGTCACGAACATGTGGGTATGTCTCCATCTGTCGAACCTGATTGTTGTACGAGTCTTCACCTATTTGCTTATCGGCTTTCCTCCCGAAGTAGGTAGCGCCCTCATAATCCATCTCCCATTCCTTCGCATTCTGGAGACACATAACTACCAATGTGTCTATCTGCTCATCAGGAATGGTCAGTGAATCGCCCGGTGCGGTCAGTACAGTCGGATACGCTGCACCCTGACCTGAAATCACTACACCTGCCGTGTCAGGGGCCGGAAACAGGTTAAGGGCACGATTCTGAAGCCAATACCAGCACGGTATGCCTGTAGGATACGGGGTTTGATTAAGGGACAAGCTGTAGATCGTCTTGAGCTCGTCATAGGTAGTAGGAGAAACGAGCTGAGCCCCATAATACACCGATCGAAACCTAGAGATGCCAGGTGTAATACTGTAAGTCTGCTGTCCTATAACTGACGGAGTGCTCCAACTATTAATAGGCTGCTCAGTTCGATTCATCAACCGAGTTTGGGCATCATTCACCCAATTGAGCATCTCAGTGTCATTGAACTGCGCTGCCAAGGTATCCCCAGCGATAGTTCTAATTCTATCAAGGACAACTTGAGCAGTGGTCATGATGTGAACTTCACTTTCTTGGTTGTGGAGGTCCCGGATTCGAGTGAAGTTCCTTCGTGGAGGATCGATTGGGGAATTGAGTAGGTGTCTTTGGAGGACTTGATGACTGCCTTTGTGATTTCAGCAGCGTGTTCCATTGTTGCTCTGTACCGGTTTGTTTCCGCTTGTTTCGCCTGGGCATTGCTCTGATCAATCCTGCCTAGAACGTCCCACTTTTCCATATCGGCAGCATAGATTCGCTGTAATACACTTTCATCCAGAATCCACACCGAGAAAACTGTGCGAGTGACTCCGTCCTTGCATCGTTCCACAATTCGAAAGGGCGGCTCATCAACTCGCTGAGCGTCTGTAAGAATCTGTACAGACAAGTTTGGGTCATACTCATTGACCCGGCGAGCGATATTCAAAGCATCTGTTTCTACAAGTGTACCATCAGAAAGGTATGACCATGCCTGCTTAATCTCATTATTAGGTACTGGAGGTAGGGAAGCCATTCTCATTTTTTCGTCAACCTCTTACGGACAGCCTCCATAGAGGGCTTCTTTCCTACAGGCTTCGACCCGTATTTGTGTGCCCACTTCTTTGCCAGAGCAGGCTCATGCATCCATAAGTACCTTCGCTGCTTCTCGTTCTTGAAAGGCATTATGACACCCGAGCCGATTGAAAGCGGGGGTGGAAGGCAGAATAGGGTGCTCCATTCGGCACTTCCACCCCCTGCTTTCTACACACGGCCCGTAACGGAGGACGGGCCATGGAGACTACCCCTCTATCAGATCAACAATGCTACCCTGAGCATTGCGCTGTGTGACACCGAACTCATAATACTGGCGAAGCATAGCCTGCCAAGCATCATAGTCGGCAACCCACTTGAGGGTAGAGCCATCATCATCCGCCCACTTCCACGGACCCGCTCGGAAAATCTTGATTTTGTCCTCTTCGAGGAACTTCATCATACTCGGAGGACTGTCAACATCTTCGACAAGAGGAATTTCCGTGCCATAGTTGAACGGCAGTCCCTGGAAGCCACCAGGGAAGCTCTTAGTGTCGGTATAACGCCTCTGCTGAGTAAGCAGGTTGAAGTACGCAC